GGCTGACCGCAGTGCGCTGATTGCGTGCTGTCAGCAGTGGTCCCGTTACCTGGATACAGAGCAGAAGATACGGGCATGTGGACAGGGTGATACCGCGACAGTGGCGCGGTTCATCCGCATCAGTGACAAGGCACTGCACCAGTGCGTGACGTTATGGCGCGATCTGGGACTGACCCCCAAGGGCAGGGCACGGCTGTCTAAGCTGCCGCTGGCAGAGACCCCAGAGCAGTCCAAGTGGGCAGGATTGCTGTGAACGGCGTGATGACATTCAGGCAGGTCCAGCAGCTGGAGATTAGGCTAGGATGTGCGCTGGATTACGTGGAAGTCACCACGCATGGTGATTCTGAGCGGACTGTTTGTGTGACCACGCCACGCTGTGCGTACTGTGGGACGTTCAATCCAAGTGGGCACTGCAAGCACTGCGGTGCTTCTGTGCTTCGATACTGAGACTGTAGACTAGTCGCTGCCAGTTCCCCGCTGGCCCGGTGCCCCATCCTGCCGTGTGAGTCCATGCCCCTGTGCTTGATGCCACACGCAAGGTTGAAATCATCAACAAGCTGACCCACACCAAGGGTCCATTTGCCGGTCAGCCGTTCAAGCTGCGCCAGTGGCAGGAACGGCGCATCATCCGTCCACTGTTCCGCACGGAACGGGGCAGACGGGTGACCAGGACCATGCTGCTGATGTTGCCACGCAAGAACGGCAAGACAGAGATAGCCGCTGCGCTGGCGATTGATGGACTGCTGTTTGATGGGGAAGCTGGCGCAGAAGTCTATAGTGCCGCAGCAGACCGTGATCAGGCAGCACTGGTGTTCAATGTCGCAGCACAGATGATCCGAAACGATGCGCAGTTACTGTCACAGTGCGACATCTTAGACAGTCAGAAGCGCATCGTGCATCGGAAGTCTGGGTCCGTGTACCGGGCTATCTCTGCAGAAGCGTATTCTAAGCATGGATTTAACGCTAGCCGGATCATCTATGATGAACTGCATTGTGCGCCTAACTCTGAGTTATGGCATGTCTTAGCCAGCAGCACGGGTGCGAGAGCACAGCCCTTAGTTATTGCTATCTCCACGGCAGGCTATGACCGGCACAGTATCTTGTATGAACTGTATGCACACGCGAAGAACGTCTTAGTCAATCCCAAGTTAGATCCATCATTCCTGCCGGTCATCTATGAAGCCGCAGAAGATGCGGACTGGCGTGATGAAGCCGTCTGGCGTGGGTGTAATCCGGCGCTGGGGGACTTCCGCAGCATGGATGAAATGCGGGTGATGGCTGCCCGTGCGCAGGAGATACCCGCACAGGAGAACACGTTTCGACGGTTGTACTTGAATCAGTGGACAGAGCAAGCCGCCAGATGGATTGGCATTGACGCATGGGACAGTTGCTGCGAGCAGCGGTCTACCTGGAGCGGACCCTGTTATGTCGGACTGGACTTGTCCACCACCACGGATATCACGGCCATGGTGGCTGTCTATCCTGATGCGGATGGGGATGGCTTCTCTGTGCGGGTGGCAGCCTTCCTGCCGGGAGACAAGCTGCATGAACGGGGACTCCGTGACCGGCTGCCCTATGAACAGTGGGCAGCGGATGGACACCTGATCGTCACATCCGGCAATGTCGTGGACTATGAACGGGTCCGCAGTGAACTGGCGACATGGGCGGACAGCAGTGACGTGCGTGAAGTGGCCTTCGATCCGTGGAATGCCACGGACTTGGTGAACCGGCTGAAGGACCAGGACGGGTTCACGTGCGTGCCGGTGCGGCAGGGTCTGGCGCAGCTGTCTGCTCCGACTAAATCCCTGGAGAAGTCCGTCCTATCCCGCACGCTGCGCCACAATGGGCACCCCGTGCTGCGCCATCACGTGGGCAATGTCGCGGTAGAGACCGATCATGCGGGGAACATGAAGCCATCCAAGAAGCTGTCATCCGCACGGATAGACACGGTGGCAGCACTGGTGATGGCGGTAGACCGCAAAGACCGGCAGACCGCAGCGCCAGCGCCGAAGCAGTATCAGGCATTCATCTTCGGGGGGCAGCCATGAAGCGCAGAGGCAGACCACGTATCGATCCAGCTGACCGGTCTGTTGCGGTCAGTTTCGCCTTACCCAGCAAACGATATGACCGGCTATATCAGCGTGCGCTGTTGCTGAAACGCAGCGTGCCTGACTTAGTGCGCACTGCCTTGCAATATGCTGAAACGGCGCAGAAGGAATAAAAGAATCTTTTAATTGCTATTCCAATCCTGTGGGCACATAGTTCCGGCGCTGGCAGGTGACACAGTGACAAAACGGTGCAAGGACTGCGGCATTGTCTGCGACGTTGACCACGGATTCAGGAAGGCCCATGCACTACATGCACGTGGTGCATCTGGCTATCACGCTGTCTGTATTGGGTGTGAACAGAACAAGCGTGATGCCTCCAAACAGACCACCGCTGGACGGATGGCTGTGAAGGTTCGAAATGTCATCAACACCCACGCACGGCGGCTGCGTATTGCCGGTGACCGTCTACGGACACATTTCGGATGGCACCCGGACCAGATGCTGCGTGATGTCCAGATGGCTTATGCGGGTGCCTGTGTGTATTGCCACAGCGCATTTATTGGTATGCCGCATGGTCTGCACGATCTGACGCTGGATATTGTGAACCCTACTGTGCAACCGTACTACGCCACGAATGTCCGCTGGTGTTGTCAGACGTGCAATCGCGCCAAGCAGCAGATGTCACCTGAGGCGTGGGGTGGACGCTGTGCCTTCTGGGATGCCTATCGGCGGCACACAAAGCGGCCCGTGCAACCTTCGTTCTGGGACTGAATAAAAAAACGAAAAATTGCCACAGGGTCTGCGGTGCCCAACAGTGTCCAGCCACACCCATGCTGGACCGTGCCTATGCCCTGCTGGACATCAAGTCCGTTGACGTAGACCAGCGGACCATTGAAGGCTACGCCACCACCCCTGCCTGTGACCGCAGCGGGGACATTGTGGAACCCACGGGTGCGCAGTTCACGCTGCCCATGCCGCTGCTGTGGCAGCACGATCAGGCCCAGCCTGTGGGGGAAGTCATTGCCGCACGGGTGACCCCAGACGGGATCCACATTACGGCCAAGTTTGCGCGCATTGATGAACCTGGAACCCTGAAGGCACGCATTGACGAAGCGTGGCAGTCCGTGAAGGCACGGCTGGTGCGCGGGTTCTCCATTGGGTTCAAGGCACTGGACCATGTGCCGGTCAATGCCCGTGACCCGTGGTCTGGACGGCATATCACGAAGTGGCTGTGGGCTGAGACATCAGCCGTCACGATCCCCGCGAACATGGCAGCCACCATCACCACGATTAAATCAGCGGCTGCGTTAAGCCTGAACCTTCCCGGCGCTGCGGGACTGCCCACTGTGCGTGTCAGGAACACGCCACCCATGCAACAGACATATGCAGAACAGATCACGCAGCATGAACAGAAGCGTGCGGCTGTGGTCACGTCCATGGCTGACCTGATGAAGAAGGCTGACACAGACGGGACCACGCTGTCAGCGGAAGACACCAAGGTCTATGACGGGTACTCCGCTGAAGTGAAGTCACTGGATGGGCACATTGTCCGTCTGCGTGAAATGGAGACCCTGAACGTCCAACAGGCCAAGCCAGTCATCATCCCAGAGCAGAGACCGCAGCCTGTGGTGCAGGTCAAGTCCAACATTCCCAAGGGCACCGCGTTTGTCAGACTGGCGTGCGCAAAGCTGGTGTGCAACGGGAACATGTTCGAAGCCGCAGAGTATGCGAAGCGGTGGCAGGACAGCACGCCAGAAGTGGCGTTGAGTCTGAAGGCGGCTGTGGCACCGGGCACCACCACGGATGCCACATGGGCAGCGCCGCTGGTCAATCAGAACATTGCGGATGACTTCCTGGAGTTACTCCGACCCGCCACCATTCTGGGCAAGATCACCGGCTTCCGGGAAGTGCCCTTCAATACCAAAGTCCCCAGTCAGACCGCTGGCGGGACATATTCCTGGGTTGGAGAACAAAAGCCCAAACCAGTCTCAAAGTTAGCCTTTGCCTCAGAAGCCCTGACGGTCAGCAAAGCTGCTGGCATCATTGTGCTGACAGAGGAATTGGTCAGGCTGTCTAATCCTTCCGCAGAAGCACTGGTGCGTGCGGATATGGTGGCAGGCATTGCCCAATTCCTGGATCAACAGTTCATTGATCCGGCAGTGGCAGCCGTGGCGGGGGTGAACCCTGCCAGCGTCACCAATGGCGCACCCACGGCAGCGGCAACGGCTAACCCGCTGGCCGACATCATGGCGCTGATAGGCCACTTCGCCAGCAATAACATTGCGGTGGGTGGGGTCCACATCATCCTGTCGCCCACGAATGCCCTATCCCTGTCTTTCAGGACCAACCTGGATGGCAGTCCCGTGTTTCCTGGCGTGGGTCTGGAAGGTGGCACGTACAAAGGGCTGACGTTCATCACCAGCATGGCTGCGCAGGCACTGGTCATTGCCATGCAGCCATCACTGGTGCTGCTGGCGGATGAAGGTGGCGTGACCATTGACGCCAGCCGGGAAGCTTCACTGCAGATGGACTCCGCGCCGATGTCACCGGCTGATGCCACCACAGTGCTGGTCTCACTGTGGCAAAACAATTGTGTCGGTCTTCGGGCCGAACGGTTCATTAACTGGAAGAAGGCCAACGTGAATGCCGTGAAGTATCTGACGGCAGCCGCGTATCCTGCGCCGACAGGCACCATGCCTGCGGAGGAACCCGTCACCACGGCACGCACACCCAGCAAGGCATAAGCGTGCGGCTGTGGGGGATGGAACTGACACGGGCACGTCCAACTGGTGCCAACCTACCAGCTGGCGTGCCCGTGTCGGCCCGTGGCACGGGCAGTGGCGGGTGGTTCCCGGTCATTGTCCGTGACCACTATCCTGGCGCATGGCAGAAGAACGATGAACTGTGGACAGGCCAAACGGCCATGTCCTATGCAGCGGTCTTTGCCTGCACCACGCTGATTGCGCAGGATGTGGGGAAGCTGCGGCTGCGGCTGGTGGAACAGGATGACGCGGGGATCTGGACAGAGACCACATCACCGGCATTCAGTCCGGTGCTCAGGAAGCCGAACCGGTACCAACTAATCAATAAGTTCATTGAATACTGGCTGGTCTCGAAGCTGCGCTTCGGGAATGCCTACATCCTGAAGCAGCGGGATAGCCGTGGGGTGGTCATTGCCCTGTATGGACTGGACCCGCAAGCCGTGACCGTGCTGGTGGCACCGGATGGCAGTGTCTTCTATCAGCTGACGCATAGTGATCTGGCGGGTGTGCCGCAGCAGGGGGTGGCTGTCCCTGCCCGTGAAGTCATTCACGATCCCATGGTGCCCTTATTCCATCCGCTGATTGGGGTCTCCCCCATCTATGCGTGCGGGATGGTGGCGTTACAGGGATTGAAGATCCAGGACAATTCCACCAACTTCTTTGGCAATGGGTCTAATCCTGGTGGGGTATTGACCGCACCCGGCAGCATTGACCAGACCACCGCAGACCGGCTGAAAGACTTCTGGGACCAGAACTATACCGGCGCGAATGTCGGGAAGGTGGCTGTCTTAGGTGATGGGCTGAAGTATGAACCCATGGCCGTCAATGCCGTGGATGCCCAGCTGATTGAACAGTTGAAGTGGACCACGGAAACCATCTGCGCAGCCTTCCATGTGCCAGCCGCACTGGTGGACTCTGGTGGGCACCCGGTACCCTACGCCAACTCAGAGCCGTTGATGCAGCAATATTACAGTCAGTGCCTGCAGTCACTGATTGTGGCGCTGGAACTGTCCCTGGATGACGGACTGGGACTGACCACGGTACCGGACCATATCTACGGGACAGAGTTTGATATTGACGATCTGCTGTGGATGGATACCGCGACACGGACAAAGGCTGCGACAGATGCGGTCAGTGGTGGCGTGCTATCTCCTGATGAAGCACGGCATAAGTACTTCGGGATGGGCACCGTGCCGGGTGGTAGCAGTCCGTACATGCAGCAGCAGATGTTTTCACTGCAGGCGCTGTCCGACCGCGATAGCTTGAAGCCGTTCAGCACACCAGAGGCACCAGCGGCAGCTGCGCCATCTGGCGCTGACGACGTGACAAAGATGCTGTATAAGACGGCGGCTATTCTGACGCGGAAGTATTGTGAAGGTGACCTTCATGTCTGACGCTGCTGATGCTGCTGAAGCGTTAGCCGATAGGCTATTGCTGATGATCAAGGGTGCGCTGGGTCCACTGCATGCACAGCACGCCACACTATTGGAACGGTGCAGCCAGATGGATGCACGGCTGTCCACCATGGAACCTGCCGTGACCCTGCTGCGTGAACGCATGGCCGTGACGGAAACACGGTCGTTCATTCCTGGCCCAGCCGGGAAAGACGGCGCAGACGGGGCGGATGGCTTCTCCTGTGACGAAATGACCGCAGTGCAGGATCCCACAGACCAGCAGCTGATTACCCTGTCGTACCGCCGTGGGGACCAGCAGAAGACCATTGGCACGCTGCGCTTGACCGTGCCCAGTTATACCGGCACGTTCAAAGACGGGCAGACCTACACCAAGGGGCAGATGGTCACAGACCGTGGGTCCATGTGGTTCTGCCACACAGACACTGGCGCACGTCCCGGTGATGGAGTGACCGGCTGGACACTGGCCGTGAAGTGTGGCCGTGACGGGAAGGACAGCCGGTGACGCTGGTGACGCTGCAGGAAGTGAAGCTGCACCAGCGGCTAACGTTTGCGGATGGCAGTCCGCAAGATGCGGATGTGACGCTGAAGGCTGACGGTGCAGAACAAGCCGTGCTGCGCTGGGTGCGAAAGTCCACGTTTGGCAATTCGAATGCCCTGCTGTGGACCAGTCCCAGCACCACCCCAGCGGATGTCAAGGCGGCGGTGCTGCTGATGTTCTCGGACCTGTGGCGCTTCCGTGGGGATGATGTGGGCGCAGCCATCTATGCCGCACCACGCAATGCCGGGGAAGACCTGCCCCCCGTGGTGATTGGCCTGCTGCGCCGCTATACGGATCCGGTGCTGGCATGATCACGGCTGGGCAATTAGACACGCTGGTGACCCTGGAGAATCCAGCGGACCCGGTGCCTGATCCCCGTGGCACCTTCAGTGAACAGTGGCTGCCGCTGTCACCGGCACAGGTCTGGGCACACATTGATGCCACGTCACAGGCCGACATGGAACAGTCCGCTGCCAGTGCAGGGACCATCATTGGGCAGGGTCTGTTTACGGTGGGGATGTTCTATCACCCGCAGGTGACGCTGAAGACCCGGCTGTCCTATGTGGACCCTGACCATGGACAGCGCACGTTCCAAGTGGCTTCGCTGCGCAATCCCGATAACGCACGGCGTGAACTGGTGCTGGTGGTCTCTGAACTGCAGCCATGAAGACCAAGCTGACCATCAAAGGGGTGAAGGCTGAACAGCAGAACCTGCTGCAGCTGCCTGACCAACTGGCGACAGAAGCACTGGCCGTGGTCAACAGTAAGGCACAGGAAGCCGCGAAAGAGATACGGCGTGCCTATCCCCGCAGGACTGGGAACCTGCGCCGCAGTGTCGCGGTGGAGAAAGGGAAGAAGTCCGGGACGAAGCGGCTGGCTGTTGCCACGTCTACCGTGGTGGTGAAGTCTCCACTGGCGCACCTGATTGAAGATGGCACGGTGGCCCGTCATACCTCCTGGGGTCCAGAGTATGGGAACCGGGGCATGATGTATGGCCTGCACATCTTCTGGCCCGTCATTCTGCGCATGAACCGGGAACTGCAGCCAGCGTATGCCGCCATTCTCCGGGCAAAGAAGTTTGTGGTGACGGGCAGTGCCTGATGTCAGCGCCGTGGATACCGCCGTCGTCAGTGCGCTGGCGGCTGATGCGCAGCTGCAGGCCGTCTGTCCGGGTGGCGTGTACTTCGGGGTGGCCCCACGGGACAGACGGCAGTTTGTGTTAGTGGCGCTGGTGGTGGATTTCAGTGAGTGGCAATTTGCGGAAGACAGCGCAGACCGACGTGCCATAGAAGACATCACCTATAACGTCAAGGCTGTGGTGATGGACAGTGTGGGCAGTGATGTGGAAGCCGCAGCGGCACGCATTGATGCGGTGCTGGAAGACCAGCCGCTGACCATTCCTGGCTATGGCTGGATGTCCACGGTACGGACCGAACGCATCAGATATCCCGAAGTGGACTCTGTGGATCAGAACATTCGCTGGTGGCATCAGGGTGGGCATTACCGCGTGATGGTCACGCCATTGGGAGAAGGACAATGATTAGAGCAGGCCGTGATGGACTGGTGAAATGGGATCCCACTGGTGCGGGTGGTGTCACAGCCGTGGCGTTAGTGTCCATTAAGTCATGGACCCTGAGTTTGAGTACAGAGAAGATAAACGTAACTTGCTTCCAAGACTCAAACCGTGTCTATATTCCAGGGATGCGTGATATCTCAGGGGATCTAAGTGGCTTCTGGAATAGTGCGGATATGTCGCTGATCGAAGCGACAGCACTAACTGCGCCGGGTTACTTAGAACTCATCCCGCACAGCAATGACCCCAGCACCGCAACACCCCACAGCTTCACCGGGCTGGCGTACATGGATGCCAACCTGGATACGGATGTGGAAGGGGCACCGGCATTGACGGGCACCTTTATGGCGGCTGGCCCGTGGACGTTGCCCACTGCGCCGTGAAGGGCTGACGTGTTCCGCACGATCGTGCTGCGTGGGCAGCGGGGAACCATTCTCTGGTCCGGAAGTGATGCGGCAGAACTAAGCCGCTGGACGCTGTGCCGTGATGACCAATTCAAGTTCACGCTGACTGCCCACGTGGAACGTGCGGACTCCTTCCGGCTGCGCCAGCTGCCGCTACTGTTTACCGCACCACGGAAGACGAAGCCTGCAGGGCTGTGGTGTTTCCCCGTGCTGCCGAAGTCTCTGCAGGTGCAGGGTGCGGCACTGACGGCTGCACTGGGTCCACCTGAAGGAAGGTAAGACATGCCGTCTGCCGTGGTCACCCCCCGTACCAAAGTGCTGCCGCTGCCCGTGGATGGCTGGACCCTGACCGTCCATGAAGAACTAAACCACGGGCAGCATATCGCCATGCTGGCGCGGGTGTATCGGGAAACAGACGACGGGAAGTTACACCGCGATGCGCTGAAGAACAGTGATGCGCTGGTCATTGCCTATCTGGTGGACTGGACGCTGACCGACAGTAGCGGGGAACGGATCGACATCAAGGGACTGAAGCCGGAAGACCTGCAAGACGTACTGAATAACCTGCGCATTCCCGTGGCGCTGCAGGTGAAGCAAGCGGTGCAAGCGCATGATGCCACCATTGGGGCAGCGGCAGAGGATCAAAAAAAAACCGATGGTACCGTCGCGCCATTGCCTCAGACCTTGCAGTCTGTCGCCTGACGGGATTGACCTGGAATGCCGTGCAGCAATTGCCGGAACATATCTATTCGATCATCGTGGATGACCTGCACCGCAGCGCACGGGCATAGACCATGGCTTTAGCTGCCACCATTGACGCAGACTTCTCAGACTTCATCAGTGAGACCAAAGCCGCCAGTGTGGAACTGGCGTACATGGAAGATCAGGCGGAGAAGACCGGCAGTGCCCTGAACAAAGAACTGGGGGGATCCGATAAGTCCCTGTCGCAGATGACCGGCACGCTGAAGTCTATTGCGGGGGCATTCGGGATTGCGTTCAGCGTGGATGCGGTCATTGGATTTGGCAAGGAGATCTTACAGACTGCCTCAGACCTGACACGGCTATCCCAGCAGACTGGGCTGACGGTGGAACAGGTGCAGCGGCTGTCCTATACCGCTGAACAGTCTGGTAACTCGCTGGACCAGATAACGAATGCCGCGAGCAAGATGCAGGTGGCGCTGGATACAGAGAAGGGACAGCTGGCGGTAGAGGCACTGGGGATTGAATTCCGGCAGTTTGCCGCAGCGAAGCCGTATGACCAGCTGCTGCAAGTCTCTGATGCGCTGCGTGGGATTGCAGACCCTGCCGAACAAGCGCAGCGTGCGGTGGAATTGTTTGGGGAGTCCGGCGCAAAGTTACTGCCCACACTGGTCAGTGACATGCGTGCGGTGGGTGAAGCTGCCGTCACGTCCAGTGACCAGCAGGTGGCAGCACTGGCTGCGGCAGAGAGTGCCATTTCCAGTTGGAGTACCGCAGCTAAGAACGCAGCGGTGGGGACAGCGGGGAGTCTGCTGCTGTCTGGTGAACAGGTGGCGAAGCAGGGACTGCTGAAGACGATTCAGATGTGGGTGGATAGTCCGACCACTTCCATCTTTCTGCAGCAGCTAAGTGCCATTGGCAGTGCAGCGAAGGACACCGCATCCAAACTGACGAAAGCAGAGTTAGCGGAGATAGAACGGCAGGGGGGGTTTGGTCCTGGCGCGGGTGAGACTCCCGTGGAACGTGCCAAACGGGAGAAGGCTGAAGCTGACGCCAAGCGGGAACATGAAGCTGCCGCGAAGGCACTGGCTGCGGCAGAGAAGGAACTGGGCGAAGTGCGCAAGGGGTATGGTGGACTGCTGGTCAGTATGACCCCTGAGACTTTGAAGGCGGTGCAGGCGGACTTGCAGTTAGGTGCCTCCCAGTCAGCCGTGGCAACTGCTTACGGTCTCTCAGTGCAGCAGGTGAAGGCTGCGTCTGATGAACTGAAGACGCACATCACCATCACCACGGGTCTGGGTGCGGAATGGGGGAATGTGGGGGAGAAGGTCACCATCACGGCAAATAGTGTCGTGGCGGATATTGACCGCATGAAGGATTCAGCCGCTGCCTATGAAGCAGAGACCCAGCGTATGGCGGATGAATTCTCCAAGACGCAGGCGAAGGACTATAAGAAGCCGCTGGAAGATTCGACTAAGGCCACGGATGAACTGACGGACTCCACCAAACAGCTGTCTGTGGCGCTGCGGGACATGGGTAATACCGCCATGACGGCTTGGGAGTCACTAGCGGCAGGCAATGCCCTGATGGACGCCTACAACAAGGCGGGTGTCGCTACGGGGATGCAGATTGCCACGGGTGGCTATCAGTTTGACCGGCTGAAGCAGTCAGGGGTGATGCCCACGTATGGACAGCTGACCCGCAATGACACCACCACGCCGTGGGGTAATACCCTGAACGTGAATGTGAACAGCACGGACGCCAGTGACATTGCCGGGAAGCTGGTGGGTGAAATGAAACGGAACGGGATCCGGCTGTAAAGCCATGGCCCCCCTATCCCCGAACCATAAACAGGGCTGTGCCCGTCTGGGCATGATGCGGCTGAAGGCCGCACGGCTGAATGTCTATGAAGCGTGGATGGCAGGCATCATCAATGGCAGTAATCCCCAGACCGGACCCGGCAAGGGTCTGCGGATTGAAGGGGCAGGGATTACCCACCAGCTGAATGAACAGCCAGACACGGCGCAGTTCAGAACCAGTGGGTTCACTCCCGTGGCTGGGCAGACGCTACAGGTCTATACGGGGGAGTACTCCGCCGACCATCAGCTATTCGGGGGCAGGATTCTGGAAACCACGCTGCTGTATGAAGACACGAAGCAGAACGTGGCGTATGACATCAACTGCATTGATCCCACCTGGATGATGCAGCGCACGCTGGTGCTGGGCACCTACGTGAACCAGTCCGCGTCCACCATTGCGGTGGACCTGATCACCCGCTTCTGCCGCAATGTCACCACGCAGCACGTGCAGGCGGGACTGCCGGTCATTGATGCGATCACCTTCACGAATGAACAGGTGCCCAGTTGCCTGACGGAAATCTGTCGGCGGATTGGCGCGTACTGGTATGTGGACTATGCCGGTGACCTGCATCTGTACACCAGTGAACCCGGCACGGCGTATTCCATTACGGACTCCACCCCACGCACGGCACGGCACTTTACACTGACGGAAGACTTATCGCAGGTCATCACCCGCGTCATTGGTCGTGGGGGTGGAGTCAGTGCGGTGATTGATGTGCAGGCGGGTGCCACAGAGATACCGCTGGATGAAGGGGAGAATACGCAGCAGTCCTGGTATACGCCCACGGGTGGCATTGTGGAAATCAATGCCCAGCGGGTGACGTATGCGGGTGTGCGTGGACGTGGTGGGACTGGTGCGCTGGTGGGGGTGGGCAATAGTCCGACCAGTGCGCCATCCGTCATCCAATACGGTGGCGCATCAGCGTTGACGGTGGGGGCATCCTATAAGTACGCCGTGACCTTTGTCACGGGGTCTGGCGAAACCCTGCCGGGTCCACTGGTCACTGGCATCCCGTCTGGGCAGAACCCGCCAGTGCCCACGTCCTGCACCATGCGGGAGTCCACCACGCCAGCGGGGACACCAGGACCAGTGGTGGGTGGGGTCTATCACTTCTTCACCATCTTCAGTATTGAAGGGGGCACGAAGTCCTGGAACGGTCCTGTTGCTGGACCACTGACCTATAACGGGAAGTATTGGCAGATCTGGTGCGGGGATACGCTACTGGCCCCGCAAGGCTTTACGTATCTGAGCGGGTTTAGTAATAGTCCACCCCCCGCACGGTATCTGCAGGTCTGGATCTATCGCACGTTGGCGAATGCTGGCACGTACTATTCCTGCGGGTTTGTGGACGTGCCAGCCAATCCTATCTCTGGGTCACCGGGATGGTTGACGCTGACCTATAACCCGCCAGACGGGGACATTGCCCATGATTACAATCTGCGTCCACCAGAAGGCCCGATCTTCAGTAACCTAAAACTGACGCAGATCCCTATCGCGGCAGCGACGACACCCCCGATCACGCAGCGCAAGGTGTACCGGACCATGACGAATGGATCACAGCTGAAGCTGTTGACCACGTTGAATAACAACACCGATACGGTCTTCTTTGATACGACGGGGGATAACCTGCTGGGCGCAGCGCCACCCACCACTGATACCTCTGGGCTGACGGATAACCGGCAGGTGTCTGCAGGGGTCACAGACCTGCCCGTGTCTGCCACTGGACCCTTTGAGGCAGACGGGGGCACCAGTGGTGGCTGGGCACGGGTGGGCAATCTGGTGGTGAAGTATGGCGGTATCGGTGCGGGGACATTGACCGGACTTCCTGCCAGTGGACCTGGATCCCTGACAGCCACAGTGCGGTATGGCACACAGGTGCTGATTCAGCCACGGCTGGTGGGGGTGCCTGCATCTGGCACGGGTGCGCTGCTGCAGCCGCTGCGCAAGGGGGATACGGTGACCATCCGTCTGGAACAGACAGACACGGCAGCACGGGATGTGATGGCAGACCGGCTGAAGTTCCCAGGACAGGCAGCGGTGCCAGACGATGGGGTCATTGAGTATGCGCTGAGTGATAGCCGCTTCGGACCCGTGGAACTGCTGGCGAACATGACCGCCACGCTGCTGGAACGGAAAGACCCCCACCTGACCCTGCGCTTTGAATCCCGTGACCCGTCCCTGCAGGTGGGCCGATTGATTACCGTGAACATCAGCCAGCCGCCGATCAATGGGACGTTCCGTATTCAGCGGGTGACGTTTAGTGAGATAGCCATTGCGGGTGCGCGGGGTACGCCGTATCCGCTGCGGACCATTGAAGCCACCAACAAACTGTTTACCTTTGCGGACTTACTGCGGCGGCTGCGTGGCCGGGAAGGTGGCGTGCCCTAATGGCGTTAGATCGAACCTGGTACAACACGCTGATTGATGACAGTGGGGATGGGGTCAGCGGGTCCGTCTGGGATAAGGCAGACGTGGATGCGTTGATGGACGCGGTAGATGCGGAGATAGGAACCGGCGTATGGGTGCCGTATACGCCGCTACTGTCAACAAATGCTGGCGTCTGGTCAAGTTCCAGCAAACTCGGCAAATACCACACCGTCGGTCGATGTTGCACGGTACTGTATTCAATAGAAGCATCGAGCCTGTCCGTAGCGACCAATCAAATCCACGTTGGTATCCCGCTCGCGGCTGTTCCGTTTCCGAGCGGGGCCATGATGGCATCAGTTGTGATTTTTCTAAACTCCGTGTGGGAGATCGGCGTCGGGGAAATCTCAATAGCCCCGTATACGTGGCTTACGGTGCAACGGACCTCAGGCGACTTCACCGCTACGTCGTCACTCTACGTGCGCGGACAAATCAGCTATGAATTCTAGGGTGAATGGAGAGGAAGTCCGAAATGGCTATCATCCAAGCGGGTCGGCAGTTTACGGCGGAACAATTACAGGCTGACGCTGGCAGCGTGGCTGCAATGGTGCGGGATGCGGTGCAGCGTGCGGACAATCTCCGAGCACAGTTGGAGTCCTGGCCCGATGCGGACCTGATCACACTTGGGTTGAGTCAAGAAGAAGTCAATGCCATGAAAGGCTTTTACGTGGGCGACATGCCAGCCATTAGGGATCTGCTGAAGGCATCCACATGGATGAAGCAACTGCTGGGGACTGGTCTTTAAGAACGTGCAAGGGAAAGAAGGGACACATATGCCGACAAGACAAGTCACAATTCAAGGGGTGATGACGTGGGATGAAGGACCAATGGGGCCGAGTCAGGGTCCAGGGTTCCCGACCCATCCGATTGCACCGGGTGGTGAGGAACCGTCACAGCTGCCCACCTAACGGCAGTCAGCCGTCCAGCGTCACCTGCGGTGCGTGTGCCGCAGGTGACGGCTGAAGCGCCACAGCTGCCAGACATCCCCAGCGCAGCACCAGCCAGCCGAGAAGCCCCCCACGTCCACGCCAGTGGTCCAGCGTCACCGGTCCACCTTCAGCTGCGCCGTGACGGCTGCCAGCAGGCTGGCGTGCCCAGCCAGTGCGTCTGCCCGTGACCGGTAGCGGGTGATCTGCCCATCAAGGCTGGTCCCGTAAACCAGAGACTCCCACAGCACGGGTCTGCCGGTGCAGAGGAAGTCATGATCCAGTCCCAGGAAGACCGTGGAGACTCCCGTCTGCACCGGCTGCCCTTCCCAGAAGTCCTGCCGCACCACCCGGTCTGCGGTCTGGAACCACGCCCCCCACCGCAGGACATCCGTGGTGGGGATGGGGGTCTCCCCGTCATCCGCCAGCATCCAGTAGGTCATGGTCCAGCAGTTCATGGCGCAGACCGTAGCACTGGAAGACTCCCCCCGGAGTATGGGTGAATCCATGCTTACCATATGCTTACCGCTCTGATCACCGTGGGGTGACCGTGGGTGACCATGGATGACCGTGGGAACCTGGAACACCCAATAAATATGGGACTTTAGGGGACTAACGGGCATTGACGGGCACTGACAGGAACGACATCTGGGATTCAGACGGTATCCCGTGACACACGCATTTCACCCAATGAATACGGGCATGAACTGCGCTGACCCCCCAGCCATGATTACCTAATGCACTACCGGTGCGGTACCGGTGAATGCCCGTGGGTGCCCGTGGATAGCGGTAGACTGCCCAGCGTCAGCGGCTAGGCTGATCACTGAACCCCGGTACTACTCCGCACCGGCTGCCGCTGACGCTGCCCCCTGCAGGGGCACAGCCGCCACAGGGGCAGAACCCTGCCAGCCAGCCGGATCGTGGCGCAGGCAGCCGCTGGTGACCGGCAGACCCCCGTACAGCGCAACACCCGGCAGGGGATGGTGCCCCGTGCCGGGTGTTCTGCTTCAGTTGGCTACGTTCACTGTGGTCTTGAAATGTCGCGGGTGCCCTGCCGCAATTCGCGGATGTCCAGCAGGAATGCACCCCGCGCCGTGTCATCTAGATCCAGACCGATTTTTTCGGTGAGCAGTTTGATGAACAGTTCATCTGATGTTGCGGCTTCAGCTGCCTCAATGAGCATCAGACCGATCTCTCTGGCCTTCCGTGGTTCCATCTGTGAACGCACTTCATCCAGCGTCAATTCCACAAACCCCCGCTGGGACGTACGCCCGTACCCACTGCTCACCGTCACTTCATCGTGACCGCGCATGGGACGTTTGGCGAGCACACCTTCAGCCTGCTTACGGAAGTTCTCTCGTGTCTGCTTGGACGCACCGATGGTGTCAAGCATGGCAAGCACTTCTTCAAGCACCAATAGCTGTTTACTCATTGTGCCCAGTCTTCATCCGCGTGCGCTGCGGCGAACTTGCCCACAGATGCCAGCACGCACGCCACGCTGCAGTAGTGGGATGTGGACCCACCCGGATGTGTTCCGTCTGGGTCTGGCGTGCGGAAGCTGACCGCCAGCCAGAACGGGGGGCAGTCCGCAAGCCCTTCGATGGTCACCGTCTTGCCACAGCCGTCACAGGTGTAGGTGCTGGTGAACGATTCAGCCATCAGGATGCCTTCCTGGCGTGTGCCGCAGCCTGCAGCCTGCTGTCTTCTGCGTGCTCCTTCGCCTGTTGCGCTGCATCAGCCTTGCGTGGCTGATACGCCACGTCATCCGGTCTCAGCAGCTTCTTCAACCTGGAGTCCTGCCGTGCCCAATCGATCAGGATTTCCTCCACCACCCAGCTGAAGGACCGGCCTTCCGCAGCGGCAATGGATTGAATCGCAAACTTCACCACGGGGGGCAGACCGTTCCCGGCTGGCACCCGGTGCTCACCCGATGCCAGCCGTGGGGCAATGCGCCGTTTGTATGGGCGGATGGTGCGGCGCTTCATGCGGCACCTGCCTTCAGTGCCTTCCGTTTGGAGGCAGCGGCACGGCGTACCTTCTGGCACTCCAGCCGTGTGCAGTACTTGGACCGTGCCCGGTGCTGCGGCAGTGGCGTATACCGGCGCTGGCAATGCGTGCAGGTGTGGGTATGGGTGTCCGCTGCACTGGTCTCTGCGGCAGCCTTCAGCTTCCGGCGCTTCCGGGACTTGCGGTGCGTCACGGCTGCGGGTGGTGAATCGATCAGCTGTTCCACCGCTGCCCCCGCAATGGCCTGCCATGCCGTGCGCCGTGCGCTGTGTCCATCCAGCGTCAGGTGCGGGTGGTGTTCCAGTTCCACCCGTTCCACCAGAATGCGGATTGCCACGTTGGCCCGTAGTTCGAATGCCATCCCAGCGGACTCCTTCTGTGTGTGTGTCTTCATGCCACTGCCTTCCACTTCGCGGGTTTGGTGTTGATGGGGGCACGGGTCACGGTCTTTAGGATGGCAGCCACTTCTGCGGCGTTACCATCCACCGCCAGCCGTGCGGCTGTCTTGGATACGTGACCGTAGGTGGAGATCTGCCGGGTGTTCTTCCAGCCAGCGTGCTGCGCAATGGTCAGGTCACTAACATTGCCTCTGTCCATCATGGCTGTGATGGCTGTGTGCCTGAAGGCATGGTGTGAGCACTTCAGCCCTATGCGCTTGAAGTAGCTGCAGAAGTTACTGCTGATGCGCTTCGCATTCTGCGCCAGTGTGCGTGCCGGGTTATAGACCGTAGGAAACAGCAGCGCATCAGACCTGGATGCCAGCGCCATCAGGGTCAGGGCCAGATCCAGCGGGATGGTGGACCGGTCACCACTGCCCCCCTTCAGCCGCTTGATCACCCAGCCGTACCGTGTGCCATCTGCGTCTGTGCTGATGCCTACGTCACGGCGCTGCAGCGGGAAGACTTCAGACAAGCGTGCCGTGACTTCACGGGTGACACGGGCCATGATGTCGTACGGGTGCGGCAGCTTGCTGAATGCCAGATTCAGTTCTTCAGCGGACAGGGGTCTGTGCTTGCGCACGTGTTTCTGCAGCTTCCAGTTTCGAATCCCATCCACCTTCTGCCCATTCACCAGCACGGTCTTCCCAAAGATGGTGTGTGACCGTGCCGCATGCCTCACCAGCACCCGAATGGCTGCCATTTCCGTATTCACCGTGGCCCGTGACACGCCAGCATCCACCCGTGCGATACGCCAGCGGTCAATGTCGGCAGGGGTCAGCGTGTGCATTAGGGTCTCTGCCCCGACCACCGCCATGAACGTGTTCTGGATGCGGAGATACCGGTCTCTGGTCTCTGTCGTAATCTCCAGTTTGGCGGCTTCCTGGTATTGGTCCCGGCACTGGATGACTTGCAGACCGGTGCTGCCCGTGGTGGGGGTGAAGGACTTCCCTTCATGCAGCGCCATGAATTCCTGATCGTAGGCTTCACCCGTTTCCCGCTTGATCCAATTGGTTCGCACCTTGTCCGCATACCGTTCTGCATCGATCCGGTTGATGTGTGGGGTTTGAATCGGGATGGGGTTCCCCCCCTTGAACTTGAACTGTGATGCCCATGTGTGCTTGCAGCCTGCCCCACGCTTGCTGCGGGTGCCGCACTTGCACCGTAGAAACACTGTCATTAGACTGACTCCTGTAATTTGCCGTTGATTAGAACGGGTGCGGTCTGCTCTGAACCAGCAGCCTGCACCCAGCTTTCTGCCGTCCTAGTAAAGTGGGTCCACCCAATATTTCTCAGAAACAAGGATTGCTTTCAGGCGCTTGATTTCTTTCGACCGGATGAAATCTTGCACGTCTATTTCTCTGGCGGTACACCCCCATACTCTGTTGTTGCGTTCTCTCACGCATGAACCACGGCATGCACCGATAACGACAGCCAATAAAATGCTTTCCCTGTCTGAGAGTGCCCGTGAAAACACCCAATGTTCTAGTTTTTGTGGTTCCATGCTGTTACCAGACCTTGCCCAGTACGAACAAGGTCAGCGCCACGTTGGTACCCACCATCCACTTCAGCACGGTCAGATCACGTTCCACGCTGGATAGACGGCTGTCGTACCCCGCCACTTCTTCCGCTGCCTTGCGTGCCTGTTCTTCTGGCACCTTCCCGTCTAGTAGTGCCCGGTACAGTGCGCCTAACATCATTGCCATTTAGTCTGCCTCCACCCACTGCTGCAGATGCGTCAGCAGCATCCCCCGTAAGCTGACCCCTTCACGCTTCGCCTTCGATTGCACCTGTTTCCAGAACGCATCAGGGATGCGGCGAATCTTGAAGTCATGGCCGTCACCCCGTGACGGGGTGAAGTCCCGGCTGTACGCCCGTGTGGGACGTGCCTGCCTTTCCACGGTGTGCTTCTGCTTCCTGGTCTTCTTCTTCACTGCGGGTCTCCCGTAAATCCAATCAAACAAACCAGATACGATTATACAACAATGGGGGCATTGTGGAATTGCCCCCATTTGCACGGGGAATTCCTAGCAAAAACAGGCCAGCGCCGTCAAGATGCCATTCGGCAGGGGTGACCGGTCTGGCTGGGCTGGATGGTCCTAGGACCACGGTCTAGGACCATCGTCCAATGCACAGATCTGCAGATCCGTGTTGACCCGGCACGGGCACCGGGCGTATGTTCGCCACTTCGCCGGGGGTTCCCCGGCTGCCTCTGTCTGGTGGGGGGTTACTGCGTTTAGCCGCACAGCTGCACCCTGCAGCACTGTCCTGCCCTTCCTGCCTGACGCATCACAAAATCCCATTCGGTCATTCACGGTCACTGACGGTCACTCCGCAGGTCACCACGGTCACTGACGGTCACTGTGGAAATCTGTTTTGCCAGTGGGGAAGGGCACCGCTATGTCTGAACAGCAGACCCTGACAGCGGGGATCTATGACATTCCGGCGCAGGTCTACCACGCAGACCCCTGCCCCGCGCCATCCCTGTCCAGTTCACTAGCGCAGCGCATCTGCCTGCACTCCGCTGCCCATGCACGGCAGGCACACCCACGGCTGAACCTGGATGTCGAACCAGAGAACTGCGAAGCCTTTGACATTGGCCGTGCCGCACATGCACTGCTGCTGGAAGGCAGCACAGCCGTCACGGTCATTGATGCGAAGGACTACCGGACCAATGCGGCGAAGGATGCCCGTGATCAGGCATGGGCACGGGGGCAGACGCCTATCCTTGCCCCCCGCTGGAATGACGTGCTGCAGATGGTGACGGCGCTGCGGCTGCAGCTAGCGCAGCACCAGGACAGCGGCAGTGCGGGGATGTTTCTGAATGGGGAACCTGAACGCACGCTGGTGTGGCAGGAAGACGGGTACGGCGTGTGGTGCAGGGCACGGCTGGACTGGCTGCGTCAGACTCCGCTGGCTGTGGATGACTTCAAGACCACCAGCGGCAGCGCCAATCCTGACATCTGGTCACGGTCCATGTTCCAGAACGGCTGGGACATTCAGGCTGCGTGGTATCTGCGTGGACTGCAGATACTGACCGGGCACCCTGCCATCTTCCGCTATTGCGTGCAGGAGACCTACCCCCCCTATGCCTGCAGCGTCATTAGTCTGGGTCCAGATGCGCTGATGCTGGCAGAGAAGAAGTGTCTGTATGCGCTGGACATCTGGCGTGCGTGTCTCCAGTCAGGAGACTGGACCGGTTATCCACGGCAGACCTGTTACGCCACCCTGCCCCCGTGGCATGAAGCGGAATGGTTAGAGAAGGAGTTACGGTGACGGTCACGGCCATTGTCATTAGTCTGCATTGGGAAGACAGACCCACGGCCATTCAGGAAGCCACCCTGGAAGTGGAACACCAGAACGGTGACCGGCAGCTGTTTGTCATTCCCATCCTGCGGATGACAGACCGGCTGACGGGTGAAATGAAGCCAGTAAAGGACCGGCGCTGATGGCGTTTGACTTCCGCCCAGCCACCCGTGAAAACGTCGGACTCCTGATCGGTCTATCCGGCAGCAGCGGCAGCGGAAAGACGTTCACGGCCATGCGTCTGGCGAATGGGATGGCGGGTGATGCGCCCTTCTGCGTCATTGACACAGAGGCAGGCAGGGCCAAGCACTACGCTGACCGCTTCCGCTTTGACCATGGGGATCTGCGTCCACCGTTCACGCCAGACCGGTATGCGGAAGCCATCACGGCAGCCGCTGACGGACCCTATCCCGT